TATTCGGCGGCAGGCGGCGCGAGTGTAAACGTACCGTATCCTACCGGACTTACAGCTAACACTGCTATATTCATGTTTGTTGGGCAGAAGCCCGACAGGGAAAACTCTGGCGCGGTTACCACGCCAACCGGCTGGACCTTGGTGGACAGCCTATTAAACGCTGGCGGCTACGGCACTACTCTTGGCGCAGACACAGGTAACACCAGTCTATTCCTGTTCCGCAAGACCACCGTAACGGGTACGGAGACGGGCAACCAAACAGTCAATCTTGGTGCGGACAACGATGTTTCGTGGGGCTTCATGGTCCGCGTTTCGTACGCCGCAGGTGCGACGGTAACAACAGGTTCTGCTGACGGGCAGCGCACCACTGCGCCAACGGCCAACACGTCCTTCGCTGTAGCGTTAACTAACGGCGCGACTGCTACAGCCTTTCAAAGCGGCGACCTTGCTCTTTGGGCGATGTGTATCCCGACAGACGTCACGACGCCCTCACAGTTCAGCGCACGAAGCGTCACCGCGACAGGCACGACATTCGCCGCAGCCGTTGAGCTTAATGAACCCGACAGCTCCGTTGGGTTAGACATCGGTGGCTACAGCGCGTACTCCTTGGCGACGGCAGGCTCCAGCACGGCTGCGCCGACCGTAAACACGACGGCGACAGGCACTGTCACCAACGTGCGCGGCCCTATTGTCTTGGCGCGGATACGCGAAATACCCCCCGCTAGTCAGACTCTTACGCCGAGCCGTTACGACAACACCAACAGCTTCTTCAGTCCAACGGTCACGCAACCGGGACCAACGCAGACCCTGACGCCTGCGCTGTACAGCAACACCAACAGCTTCTTTGCCGCGACGGTCACCGCTGGCACGGTAACGCTCACGCCTGCACGCTACGACAACACCAATACCTTCTACTCTGCTACAGTCACGGCTGGCACGGTCACGCTCACGCCTGCACGCTACGACAACGGCAACACTTTCTATTCTGCGACAGTCACTCAGTCTGGCGCGCCGCAGACACTGACCCCTGCGCTGTACACGAACGGCAATACGTTCTACGCAGCCAGCGTATCTGCGTCGAACACGATTACGCCTGATCGCTACGACAATACCAATACGTTCTATGCCGCGACCGTCACTCAGTCCGCCGCACCGCAGACGCTCACGCCAGCCTTATACACGAACGATAACACTTTCTACGCAGCGACTGTTGCGTCATCGAACACACTAACACCCGCTCGTTACGATAACGGTAACACGTTTTACGCAGCTACGGTTACTGCAGGTACAGTCACCCTGTCTCTCGGCCCTTACGTGGACGACGGGTATGTGGATGCAGGTTACATCGGCCTGTCACTGCAGAACATCAACACCTTCTATTCCCCTACAGTGACAATCGCCAGCACATCATCAGGCAACATGTTCCTCATGTTTTTTCCGTGATTGCTGTGCCCGGTTATTTGCGATATAGATCGATAAATTTTACATGTGAGGTTGAAATGATCCTTCGTCGATACACAAACGCCAATGGTGATCAGCAGGAGATCTGCCTTTCTCAAGAAGATTGGGACAAGGTCACTGAAGAATCTCTCGACATGATGCTCGGCTTTAAGAATGCGCCCGATCCTGAGCCCGAACCCGCCGTTGAAGAAGCTCCGGTTGCCGAAAAGGCCCCGGCTAAGAAGAAGAAATAATGCGCGGGAAAAAAGAGGTTTGGGAAAAGCCACGTCCTAAGGGCTTAGGCGATCCCAAGCCGCTGTCCCCCGCTCAGAAGCAAAAGGCTAAAGCGATTGCCAAAAAGTCTGGGACCAAGTATCCCTCGCTTGTGGCCAACATGCAGGCGGCAAAGAAAAAATGACGACCAGCGGGACATACGACTTCGGCTCATCTGAGCAGATCGACATCATCACCGAGGCGTTCGAGCGTGTCGGTCGTAATCCCGCGTCACTGTCATCTCAAGATGTTGAGAGCGCCCGCCGCTCCATCAATTACCTCTTCTCGGATTGGTCGAACGATGGCCCGAATCTGTGGGAGGTTGATCTCGTCGTTCTCCCACTGATCGCCGGCCAGCAGAGCTACACGCTAGATGTCGAAACTGTATCGATCCTTCAGGCGTACACTCGCGTCACAACTGGTGGCGTAAACAACGACATCCTGATTCAGCCTATCAGCCGCAGCGAATACGCAGCGATTCCGAATAAGGCTCAGGAGGGCGCTCGGCCCTTCCAGTATTACTTCCAGCGCACTTCCATACCGACCCTGTTCCTGTGGCAGGTTCCGATGGATAGCAGTGTGACGCTACGCTACTACCGGATGAAGATCCAGCAGGATGCCGGCGCGATGACGAATTCGCTCGACGCGCCGAACCGCTGGATGGAGGCAATTGCAGCCGGCCTCGCCGCCAAGCTGGCCACGAAGTTCGCCCCCGACCGTCTTCAGTACCTCCGGGACGAAGCGGATTCCTCGTATGTCCGGGCTAAGGCCGAAGACCGCGAGAAAGTTCCGCTCCGCCTCACGATTGATCCGTGGAGTTACTGATGCAGTATGCTTTTGGACGCGGCAAAAAGAATAGGGATTATCCCACTTTCGACAGGAAGTCTCCGCGCGGCCTAGCGATTTGCGACGGCTGTGGCTTTATGGTTCAGCACCTTGAGCTTCGTGAGAAGAAAGATTATCGCGGCGGAAGCGTTCCTGTCGGCCTGAGTCTGCGCGTTTGCGCCTCATGCGACGATGTGCCCCAGCCATATTATAGCCGCCTCTTGCTGCGGCCAGATCCTATTCCGCTGATGAATCCGCGTCCTGATACGCAGGATGCAGTTACGAATGCCCAGACCGCTGTAGCTGATATTGAATCGGATCTACTCAACATCTTATACGGATTGAAATAATGGCAAACGTCAAAATCACAGACCTTACTGCAGCGACAACTCCGCTGGCCGGGACTGAGCTTCTTGAGCTGGTGCAGGGCGGATCTAGCACCAAGGTTACAGCGAGTGCTGTTGCGAACACGGCGACAACCGTCCGTACTGTCGCTACCGGCGGGACTGGCGCATCGACTCTGACGGGCTATGTCAAGGGAACGGGAACGACTGCGATGACTGCGTCGGCCACGATCCCAGTGGCAGACATCACGGGCACACTTCCGGTTGCCAATGGCGGCACAGGCGCAGCAACTCTGACCGGATACGTTAAAGGCGCTGGAACGTCGGCCATGACCGCTGCTGCAACGGTTCCATTTAATGACCTGAGTGGACGGGCATGGATCAACACCTCAAGCTCCTTGGACCAGACGGGAAGCACCTCCACCGCAACCGCAATCACAATGAATACCAACACCACGGGAGTTGGTATTGTCGTGAACGCCAGCAGCCAGATTACGTTCACGGACGCCGGGACGTACATGCTGGCTCCTTCTATTCAATTCGCAAACTCAGCTGCGACCGATTACACAGCGACTGTTTGGTTTAGAAAGAACGGCACGAACATAGCTGACTCTGCAACAGTCGTCAGTATTCCAAAGGCAGCCGATGGGGGCGCTACTGTTTTTAGCCTGACGTTCTTTGAAACGGTAACGGCAGGCCAGTACATTGAAATCATGTGGCTGGTTCAGAACGTCGCTGTGACAATCGAACACACGGCAGCTGGTGCGATTGCCCCCGCTATTCCATCAGTCATCGTTCCTGCGATGCGGATCGCATAATGATCGAGCAGCTCATCAGTCGCGTGTTCTACGCCCGCAATCTGGCCCACTTCACTCATTGGCGTGCCAAGGGTGATGGCAGCTACGCCAAACACAAGGCGCTGGGCAAGTTCTATGACGGCGTGATTGACGCGATTGATCCGCTGGTTGAGGCTTATCAGGGTGCTTATGATCTAATTGGGGCAATCCCAGTTTCCGGCGAAATGGAAAAAGATGCGCTGAAGTGTCTTGAGGCCGACGCTGAATGGATCGAAAAGAATCACGAGAAAATCTGCAAGGGCAACCGCGCAGTGGGCAATCTGGTTGACGGTGTCACGGAGGTGTATCTGTCGGCGATTTATAAGCTACGGAATCTGAAGTGACGCAGGACGTATTAAACTGGCTATTTGCAGGCTTCGGTGCCGCCGTGGGCTGGATTCTGAAGGTTGTGTGGGACGCAGTCACGGATCTTAAGCAAGACGTTAAGCAGATCGAGCGCGACCTGCCCGAGGTCTATGTCCGTAAGGACGACTTCCGCGAGGCCGTGCGCGAGATACGCGACACCATGAAGGAACTGCGCACCGACATGAAGGCGGGCTTCGACAAGGTCGACTCCACCCTCGGCGTCATATTCAAGCGTCTTGAGCAGAAAGAAGACAGGGAATGATGCGCGCCGCAATCCTCATCGGGGCGTCCGTGCTCCTCATGGGGTGCGAGGATCGCTTCCGCTATGATTGCCAAGATCCAGATAACTGGGAAGTGCCGGAGTGCCAGAAGCCTAAGTGTATAGCGTCTGGGTACTGCACAGAGTATCTGGTTACGACCGACGAGACTACAGATGAAGCCAGTAGATGAGTGGACGCCGGAGGAATTGTTGAGGTTTATCGTGGGTGTGGTCCTCTCGATCACGCTCATGTTCATTGTTGCAACAGTGCTGTATTCGCTGATTTTCGTGTCGCAGCCGATGGATGGACAGGCACCT